AGCCGTCAAAGCTAAAATACACGCAAGCGATACTTATTGCAAGAGTTTAGGCTCTTTGTGCCTTTCTTGTTTCTTGCTCCATCCATCTGCGTTCTCTTGGAGCCCGCCAGCTTGGATCTGTTTTCCAACGCGAATCTCCAGTCCAAGAATCCAATTCCTCTTTTGTAATCTCTTGCTCTGGAACGGTTTGCTTGATCGGAATATTCTCATTCGTGATGGCCTGGTGATACTTCAGGAACGCGTTGATCGAGTCAGCATTGTTCAAAGAGTACGCTATCGCTTCACGCTCAGAGTTATTCAGAGGTGCCTTTTGCAAGATGCGCTCAGTCATTTGGATCTTCTCAGAGGCGTTAGAACCTAGCTTCTCCATTTCAGCGCGTTGATCGTATTCAATACCTTCTTGCTCATCTTTTGACATCGATAAGACACGACCGGCCAGATCTTCGAATGCATCCTGGCTAATCCCGTTTTCCTTAGCCCAGTCCTGATATACGGCGACAGTCGGATCGTCAGAGTCCAAACCCTGATCCGCAAGTGAAGATATATCATACTGCTCCGGTGCTTTATGCTTGCCCGACTTAAACTTCTTTTCCAGCTCTGCGTAACTTTTCGCCAGCTTTTCAACATCAGGGCCATCCTCATCCCAAAACTTTGCAGGGTAATAGTCAGGGCGCTCGAGCGGCCCATCATCGTCTTCAGATGCTTGCATCTCTTCCTGTGGCTGCTCGTGAACCGGAATAGGTGCATCCTCTTGAGGAGCCTCTGGTTCTACCACGTTAATCAACGGTGCATCTGCATCCGCTTCTACTGCTGCCGCTTCCTCAGCCATTGTTTGACCTTTCTATTTTTTTCTCAATCATGCGAACGATCTCTGCCATTCCTGTTCTAGCATAACCAAAGCTCGCATCTTCTCCAGGATGCCAAGTCGGTTGCTCAATCGTAACGCTACGCAAATGGCTTAGAACCTTCTGCCCTTCAGAACTTTTGAAAACCTTACCATATAGAATATCTATATCTTCGGCTCTTGGCGCTTCACTGACAGCCTGGGTTAATCCTTCCCAGCCTTCGGGTGAACTCATTGCATTGCCTCCATTGTGGCCCCTCCATCAGTTGCAGCGGGTGGGCCTTGTTCTGCCATCATTGCTTGCTGCATCTGTTCCATCATCATTTGCTGCTCTTCCGGTGTGGTAAGCAGTTCTTGGTTTATGTTCATCTTGCTTGCGATGAATTGAGTTATGCGCGGAATAGACAAAGCTGCTTGACCCTGTGGGCCGAGAGCATTGGCGATCTGCATAAACTGAACAATATCGTTTACTTCTTGTAGCTTCTGAGCCTGAGCCAGAGGCGCAACCGGCGTAACTTTAACCTCAACGCCATTTACCTTTAGTGGTAGATCGATGAAGCCCTGCTGATCCATAATAAACAAAATGCGCGATACAATCGGAACCATCGTTTCATCTATCAATCGGCCAAAGGCAGATCCTAGATTGGTCGCAAGCTCACGCGATCTCTCTGCAATCTCTGTTGCTGATCGAGCAGACATATTATCAGGTGGCAACGTGTCATCCATCAGGATCTTCTTCACGTTCATACGCAGATCATTCATCACGATCTGGCTTACGTTAAAGTCACCGGCTCTAGGGAGGGGAGCCAGTGACGCACCCTGTGGGCCACCGTTACGAGCGACACCGATAACCGCGCCAGGCTGTATCTTGATATTCTGAGGATTGAGAACGCCATCATCTGCTGCTGTATATACGCCAGCGATTGCCAGAGAAGCATTCTTGAGAACCAGCTCAACAGTCTTGTTAAGCGTTTTAATGTCAGAAATGGCTGTAACCAATGGGCCACGGCCATATATCTCACCGGCCACCTTCATATATCGAGCAACGATAAACGGTGATGACTTCATTGTCCGGTAAACAAGCTCTTGTTTCTTGCCAGGCCATATAACGTGATAGCAATAAACGGCTCGCTCATAGTCATAGATAACCGCATCCATCAGATCGATCTCTTTAGATGGCGATTGCTCTATCGCTTGAGCCAACTCACTTGTCATTTCCGCATCGGGAAACTCTTGTGGTATCGCCTCAGCCTTCATGCGGAGCTTGCGATAGACGTTATCGACGTTTCCGAATGTACCCTCCTCTATGGCAACGAGATACTGAGGAATAGGCGTAAAGCGGATGGGCGTAACCTCATCACCAGGCGTCACCATCATCACGGCAGTACCTACGCATAGGTCAAGCAGAAACTCACCCATAGCCAGATCAAAGTTCGTCTGGCGCATGATCTCAAACATACGGGTTGTATAAGCATCGAGCGCAGCCTGAGCCTGTGGCTGTTGCTGTTGTGGAATGCCAGTGCCAGCCTCTAGGCGACACCATTCCTTTTGCGGGGGAAACAAGCCAGCCTGGATGCGATTAGCAAAGCGCTGAGTGGCGTGAATAGCAGTGGAGTCAAAGACCCTCGCCATCTTACCTTTGCCTGGAACACCGCCTTCATAGTAGCCTGAGTATAGGTTTCGTTGCGGAAGAGCGAACTCATAGCAATCTTCATAGATAGAACGCCACTCATCCTTGCGAGCCTGAGCTTTGGCTTCACGTTCAATAATATCTTTTACATTCAGCCGAGCCATTTACTTATCCTTTTTTATTCCGTTGGGCAAAGTTACGAGCCGCCTCAACAGAGCCAAATCCCCACGCCTTGAGAGCCAAAGCCTTTCTAGTGGGCCTACCCTTTTCATCTTTCATTGGGCCTTTCATGCCAGCAAAACGAGCTGCAAATGCAACCTTGCGACCAAAATCCTTGCTATCCTTGGGAGGCGTTTTCTTAACAGGAGGCCTTAAATTGGAGCCTTCCGTGCGCTTGAAATACTCACGACCCCTGCGGTTTAAACCACCTTCAGGATTCTGATAAATCTTCGCTACCATAGCCCCTACTCAATCTTTAGGTTTAGCAGCTTTGCGCTTAGGAGCAGCTTCCTTAGCGGCAACCTTTACCTCTTTAGGCTTTTCCTGAACTGGCTTGGCGCGGTTATGCACTCGTGGATCTGATTTAATCTGTGTCATTTTTTTGCCTTCTGAATATTGAGCAACAATGCTCTTTTCTTTTTGGCCTTCTCGCCTTGTTTCTTTTCAAACTTTATTCTGCGCTTGCGACCCTCTTCTTTGGTCTTGGCAATTCTAGCGGCAGCAGCATCAGCAACAGGATCTTTTTTAGAAGAGCGCTTATTGCTGTTTTTACGCAAATCCTCTACTGCCTTTTTAGACTTAGCGGTTCTTTCTGGTGATGGATCTTTATAATTAAGAGGATCTTTAAGCCCAGCAGCAAAGCCTTTAACGTCACTAAGAAACTGACTCTTAATGCTGCCTAGAGTTCTCTGGATAGCACTTGGCTTTTTCTTTGGCCTTACCATTATTGACCGCCGCCAAGTTTTGTTTGCATTGGTATATCGCCTGGGCCTTCACGACGAGCTGGAGAGAACAGAAGTCTCATGCCACCGGTGCGGCGCAATCTGCGACGAGACTGAGCGCCTTGCATTTCAGTACGCTCTTCAGCCTCAGCTCTTTGCTCCGCTCTTGCGCGAGCCGCTTCAGCATCTTTTTCTGCCTGTGACTTGCCGCGTCTACCGCCGCCAAACAATCCCGCCATATTAAAACCTCGCCATCATGTAGTAGTCAGCCCCCTCTGGGCCAAACTTTCTCATAACACTTTCTACCTCAAAATGTAGTGCTTTGGCAAACTTAAATGCGCTATCATTTTCTACTTTTACGCAGATTTGTATCCTTCTAACCCCATAATCCCGCAAAGCGATATCGGTTACAGCCCTTGCGCCACGCACAAGTGATATCGCATGCTTGGAAAGATCCTCGCTCGGCACCATCCACATCTCTGCCAGGCCATGCCAAATATGCCGAATGCCAAAAACCGTAACAACCTTGCCGCGACCAATACCCGCCCAGCTCCAGCCATCCTCAGAATTATCCCAAATATAATCTATATAGTTTGGAATATACTCCATGTACTCTTTGTTATCTTCTGTCATACGCATTCTGGCCAGATGCTCATAGCGCAGAGGAACGATCTGCTCATCGGAACTCATACGGAACTCTGGAAGCTGCACCAATCCCATCAGAAGATCTCGAAGTCTGTTGCTGCATTGAATGTCTGGCCACCAGCAAAGCTATTGCCGTAGTTACCGCGCCGCAATCGACGTTGCTCACCACCACCCAGCATTAGATAGCCAAACGCATCCCCGCAGTGAGAATGCTCATTCTTTACCGGCATGTCCTTGAATCGCTCCTGGCCAGCGCCGAGAGATTGACGCTTGAAGAAATAACCACCAGCCAAAGACTTTCGCACGCGCAAACACTTCTTGTTTATCATTAGCCCAGGCTTACCGCCCACCAGCCGGTTCATAGGCGCAGCAGCGGCCTCACGGCGCACGTTAAAGGCGTTACTATCGGTCGGAGATGCTTTGAAGCCAATCGAGCGCAAATGATCGAAGGCAGTCACCTCATAGATCTCATCGCGCTTGTTACCGGCGGGATCACCCCATATTACTACTTCAGCCTTGTTAAAGCTCGCAGCGATCTTAGCCAGCAGCTCTTGCCCAAACCTCTCAAGCCCCATATCAAACGTCACAAGCTCATCGAGAACCTTCCAGGCACCACCAGATGTACGCTGCCCAAAGATAGCGGCTGGCGTCAAACCAAAGTCAACGCCGATCTGCAAGGGATATTGTGGATCATATGTAACATCACCTGACATCATATCATCGTCGTACTCAGGCCAGACCGGACGCCCCTCTTGTACAAACGTGTATTTGCCCTCAGCATAGCACCTGATCCAGTCAGCGTTCTTACCGCCGAGAAGCTGCTCATAGTACCCGCTAGGCAGATGAACCTTGTTCTCAGCAGAGGGATTAACCATCCACCACTTAGCCCCAGAGAACACAAACCCATTTGCCTCTGGGTTTTCCGGTAGATCCTTAGCGCTTACCTCCAGAACACCGCCTGGTTGCCGGTAGAACTTCCAAGGAAACCGACCACCGATAGGGTTCTTCTCTGCCAGCTCATGCCACCAGTGATCCGCGTCAGGCGGGTTAGTGTCCATAATAATGCCATACCAGGACGCGCCACCGTCAGATTGCGTAGGATAACGGCCAACACGGTGCGTCAGCCCGTCGATCACAGCCTTCGGCAGCTCGCGGGCCTCGTTTACCCATGCCCCTGTTAGCTCCAGCGACAGCAGCTTCCTTACATCTTGTGGCGTAGAAAGAGCCATGAAGATAACTTCGCAGTCTATACCAGGCGCACCCTCCCTCGAAGGCAGCTTTAGATGATGCGTGATAGGCGGTTGCCAGCGCATTGCACCCCATACATCCTCTGGGAATAGCTCTTGCCAGGTCTTGATCGTTGTTGTTCTTAGCTCTGGATAGGTATTACGCACGATTACAAACCGAGAATACCGGATGCCATCACGCGGCGAGGGCTTTTGCTGAACAGCCTTGAGCATTATTTCAGCAGCGCAGCCGTATGACTTACCAGATCCAACCGGCCCCATTAGACCGCGAACAAAAGATTTATCGTGTAGAAACTTCCAGACCGTTGCAGACTTGGAAAAATCCAAGTTCATGCTGGGAAGATCAGTCATCATCTGCCTCATACGTTGTGGTAATGTCTGGCCCCTTCATGTTGATCCCAACAATTGAAGGCTTGTCCACGTTCGTTTCCACATCGAGCAAACCACTAGCCTTAGCCAACACGCGCAGAACACTTACCTTATCAAACATCTCT